TCGCGTAGCCCAGACCGATTTCAACGTGCTCTTGGTTGTAGATGAAGCGCTCACCGGCGTTGTTGTCGAACGCGGTTTGGCCACCTTCAGTCTTCAACTGCGCAAAGCCAAGGTAGCGCATCTCGGCAGTACGCTCGAGAGCCATCTTGGAATTGTGCTTCGTGAAGATTTTGTCGTACTGAGACGGGATCATCTCGTACTTGCCTTCAACGCCACGGAGGCCGGGGAGCAGAAGGTCTTTAATGGCGGAGAGATTGACAGCCATGTTTCATGCTCCTCAGATGCCGGTCAGCTGTTTGGTGCTGACGTTGTTGAAGGCCACGATGACGAGGTTATAAGCCCCAGCTTCGGTGCCCGGTGCGCCGGGTGGATCGATGTCCAAGCCCACGATGCGGAAAGGCAGCGTGTTCGTGGTACCGACCGTCGACATGTCGACGGATGCGCCGGAAATACCGCTCATGGTGTTGCCGGTACCAATGGCGAAGTTCACGTTCGCATTGATGTCAGCAGCGGTAGCGCCGGTAGCGCCGGTCTGGGCGATGAACTTGGCGTTCGGATCGTTGACGATGTAGCCCTCGACAGTCTGCGAGGAGGCAACATCCGAGCCGGGCCAGTAGTTCGACCACACGGTACGCTTTTGCGAAACCGAGAGGTACTTGCAGCCTTGGAAGACGCCAGCGATCTGGGTCGTGCCGGGAGCGCCGACAACGACATAGCCGTTTGCATCAGGAAGGACGGGGTCGCCATAGAAGATGGCGGAGGCGTTGTAGGCAATGCGAACGGCAATTTGTTCGTAGGTCGGTGCCGACCCGTTGCCGCTGTACTGCCGGAAACCGAAAGGCGCGGAGGTGTTCGCCATAACGGGTATCTCCTTTGCAGGAGGTCCATCATCGCGCACCGGGGCGAGTGTAGAACCGTGGGTTTCAATCTTCCGCACCGAGCGGAGAGTGGCTGCATACTCTCACGTCACAACCAGATTGTCAAAGGGTCACCCTTAACGGTCGTCAGTATCGTTTTGGGGCGCTTTATTTGTCGCCCCTCCGTTCATAAACGTGGAGACGTAGGGCTCGAGATTGTCCCAAGCCTCTTGAACGGCGGGAGTTCCCTCCCGCCGTATCGCTTTTCTGAGGCGGTCGATCTTGTTGTAGATCGTGACGGCCTTAATCATGCCTCAGGGATCGGCATGGCTTCATACCCCTTCTTGATCTTCGCCATCTCGTTGCCCTTGTTGGAGCGTTCGAACTGGCCAGCCGGGGCTGCGGAGAGCTGCTCTTCCTTGGCGCGAACCTGCAGGCGGGCGCGGCGGAGTTCGATCTGGCGAACCTCTTCCGTGATCTCTGCGGGACGCTCCATCAGGACCATGCCCTTGCGGGTGATCTCTACGCCCTTGTAACCAGCGGGCATCATCTCGGGGTGGCGGCTTGCAGGCACAGCCTCCCAGCCGTCACGGGCCAGCTTGACTTGGTGTGCCGGGTCTTCCGCGCCCAGAATGGTCTTGGTCTTCCACTCGTAGGTCCAGCCGTCAGGGATGACGCCGGGCTCGACGTAGAATTCGTCGGTGCCGTCGTCGAGGTTGCCGTCACGGTGAGAGCGAAGCTCTGCGGCCTTGCGGGCTGCGCGGTCGCGGGGGCTTTCCTCGGCCTTGGCGTTGGGACGCATGGTGGGACGGACCTTTTCAAACTCAGTGCTCATTGCAGTTTACCTTCTTTCTGGAGCGCCATCTTGTTCTTGGCGTAGTCCTCGGGCTTCATGTTCATCATCTCTGCCATCTCGCGCTCTGCCGCCGTCAACCGGACGACATTGCTGCGGTTGGACCCGCCACGGCTCACGGGAGCGGCCGCAGGGGCTGCGTCACGGCGCTGGGTGACCTTGGCTGCAGATGCGGATGCATCCTCTTCAGGCTGCGCCTTAGGCTGGCTCACCTTCAGGGTCTGCTCGATTGCCGAGAAGTACCCGTCGGTGTCCGGGGTGTAGCCGTCAGCGACAGCCAGCTCGTGAGCCGCAATCATCTTGCGGTTCAGGCGGGCGTCCTTGACGAACTCGGGGTGCGCACGAACCCAGTCGGCCGACCGTGGGGTCAGTTGCGCCGCAAACGCCTCCACGGGGTCAGAGCTGCGCGGCGGCTGGGGCTGAGCCTTCGGCTTGGCCTTCATCGCCTCAAGACCGTTGTTCAGCTGCTGAAGCTGCGCTGCGGTCTCGTTCATCTCGCTGTTGATCTCGGCGGCCTTTGTGAAGTCGCCGTTCTTGAGGGCCATCGCATAGTTGGCCTTCAGGATTTCGCTGTCACGGTTCAGCGTCTGGATGGCGTTGGCCACCAGCTGGATATCGCTGTCGTCCTTGTCGTTGCGGGCCATACGCTCGCGCTCGCCAGCCTCGTGGGCTTTGCGCTCGGCATCCATCCTGCGGGCGCGCTCTGCGTCCAGCTGGCGCTTGAGTTCGTCAACGCCTTCCTCAGGCTTTACGATCTCCGGAGCCTCGGACTGCTCCTCTTCCTCTTCGATGTCCAGTTGGACCTCGAGGTCTTCGGCTTGTTCCTGATCGGACATGTTGGCCTCCATTACCAGACTGCGTCAGGGTGCGGAACGCGGCCCCGAATGTTGATGTCGTCGAAGATGCGGCAGAGCACACCGTTCACGGTGATCGACCAGCCGTCAGACGGGCGGAACACCAACCAGTCGTGGTCTGAGAAGTTCAGGCCAGAGAACCAGTTGCCGTCCTGCTCGAACGCCTGCGGCCCGCTCTTGACCAGAAGGCCGACCTTGGACTGGTGACGGTCTTCGTCGACGTGTTTGTCGGTCAGGTACAGACCCGACTTGGTCTTCTGCGGGCGCAGGTAGACGGCCAGCAGCACTTGGTTGTGGAACAGTTCGATCTCGGAAAGATCGCCCAAATCCTCAAGAATTTTGTTCTTGGGGTCGTCTTCGTGGCTCATAATCATATGCGGCATGATTGTCCTATCTCTTGTTCACGTTGGTTTCGGCCTCATCCATCAAATCAATGATTTCTCTCTGTTCCGAGAGCCGACCGACGTACTCACGGTATTGATCGTGCGTCGTGATCGCAAGACCAGACGTCACATTCTCGATCATGTTTTTCCTACGGTCTTCAATGAGCTTGGTAAGCTCGCGCCGAAAGGCGTCCATCGTCGTCATCATGTTTATCATCATCCGTTGTATTGGTGGGGTCCCCGGCAGAGGGAGGTGTTGCCGGGGACCACCAGAGAGTTAGGCGTTTTTGCCGTACTTCTCAATCTTCTCAAGGCGACCTTCGCCTGAGCCAGCGCCGAAGCGCATCTTTGGGTAGACCTTGCCACCGTCCTTACGAGCCATGGGAGGCATACCACCCGGCATCGGAGGCACGGGGCCTGCGCCAGCTGCGCCAGCCAGTGCAGCGCCAAGGCCCGGAGGCATACCGCCGGGGTGCGGCATGGGTGCGGGAGCCGCTGCAGGCATCGGCATGGGCATCGCGGGGCGCGGCATCGGTGCAGGCATCGGAGCCTGACGGGGTGCCATGGTGCCCATATCACCATCGTGCCGGGGCGAGATGATGATGTTGATGTTGGTCTTGCCCTTGCCGGTGCGGCCACCGTCCTTGCGCGCGGTGCGCTCGGAAGCTTTGAAGGCCTCGGCAGTCGGTGCACCCTTGGAGCCCGGCTTGCGCATCTTCTCTTTCGAGCCGTCTTCAATGCGCTCACGCTTGGCGTGGATGTTGGCATAGAGGCCGCCGCCAGACTTCTTCTTCGGCGCGTCGTGCTTCTTGTCTTCCGGAGAGGCTTCCCACTCCTTCATCGACATGCCGTGCTTCTTGGCAAGCATTTTGTCTTCGCGCTTGTCCTTGGCAGAGCCTTCGACCATGCCGCCCTTCTTCATGCCGTGCGCCTTGTTGGCCATCATGCCGCCGTCGGGCATCATGTGCATGCCGCCGCCCATGGCCTTACCGCCACGCTTCTTGGGCTCGCGGCCGCCTTCATCGGGGCCAGCCGAAGAGATCGCGTCCTGATCCGAGCCGCAGGCCATGCCGCCGTTCTTCTTGGCGGTACGACCACCGTCCTTGCGGCGGGTGGTGTCGCCATAAGCACGATTTGCGGCATCAGCATCAAAATAGGCCAGTCCGGGGCGGTCCTTGGTACGACCACCGTCTTTGCGACGGGTCATGTCGCCCTCGCGGCGCTGCTCTTCGCGCATCAGGTCGTTGCCCTTTTTGACCTGATCCGGGCCGGGCTTAAAGGGGTTGCCGTCAGGCTTCGGCAGAGCCTCATATGGGTTCAGGCCGGTATTCAACTTGCCTTCGCCCTTGGGTTCCAGCACTCCGCCGCCCATCTTCTTGACGCGGCCGCCAGTCTTGAGGGCACCGATGTGCTTCTTGCCTTCGCGCTCTTCGTTGGCGTCCTTCTGGTTCGTGTTGGCGAGGCCAACCTTCTCCTGAAATCCGCGCGGGGTGCGGTCAGCGCGGCGGGCGTTCTCGCCGCCTTCGACTTTGCCACCGGCTTTGAAAGCGCGGCGCGAGATCGGGCGCATACCCGTCTTCACGTCTGCGTTCATCGGTTCGGCTGGGGTGAAAGTCGAGCTATCGACTTTTTCGGACGAGGAGGAGGCAAGGCGCTTGGCCTTCTCCTTCATCGCCGCGCGTAGGCTTTTGGCGTCCATTGCGTTCTCCTCGAGGTTATCCGGCGTCCCGGTCGTGACGTGCATTATAGCGCGAAGTCATCGACAATGCACGGTCGATGTGGCCTTGGCTCCGGACGGGTTTCTTGGTGTCGCAGGTCTT